GTTTTGGTGGGTCAATTTCTGAGCCACATAACAGACAAAAAGGCGTGTCTGTTTCCACGTGTTGGTCTGTTCCGAGTTCTGTTCCGCTTTGGGCGGCTTTGTTCCAGTCTGAGATACGCATGAATGTCCTTTGAGATCAACGTGTTACGTGAATAAATGTCGGTTTTGTTCCAGTGTTCCGCTCATTACACCACCTGCCGAGAGCCGCGTTGGTTTACAAACCCATCATAGTTTACATTGTAAACTAGTTCCTCAGGTTTGGGTAGGGGGGGTATATATATGGAACAATGGAACAAACACACAAAAAACCCCCAAAACGTAGGCGTACCAACGGTTTTGCCTGTTCCAGCGACTGGAACAACGCGGAACAACGCGGAACAAAGCTCTCTGCAACATATTGCATTAACATCTGTTAATAAGTTTGGCTGCTGCTGCATCATCATCAGGGGGAACTATCATCAAAAGGGTCGGAAACCACAGGCAATAAAAAACCCCGACCGAGGTCGGGGTTGCCAAGTGGGGCGAATTACTTGCTGATAATCGCAAGGGTTGCGCGGAGGTGAACAAGGGCGTTGACCGCATCGAATTCGGCATTTTCCGCTTTTTCAATTTTGCCAATTGCATCGTTAATCAAATTGACAAGTTTAGTTTCGAGCGATTTCGGTTCCGATTCGGTTTTCTCTTTTGGAAACGCGTAGCCAATCACACGTGAAAACATCGTGTGCGCAGTAGACCGAGCATCTTTTTTCGCTTGGTTCATCGCATCCCACAGCGCTTTATTCTCGGTATTCAGCGCGTTGAACTCTTTGCTGCCCTTGCGCGGCAATTCGGTATTGAGCGCAGCCGCATGCTTTTTGTCCATCGCAGGTATGATCGCGTCCGCGATAAATTGAGCCTTCACTTCATTCAGCGCCGATTCGGTTCCAAAGAATTCGCGCACCTGCGCACCTGCGGTTTTCCATTTATTAACAGTGTTAATCTCACCCTTAATCGCTTCGGTAACCGCTTTTGTCATCGCTTGGTAGTTCATAGTTAGCTCCATTCAGTTAATTAGGTTTGAGTTACTTCGTACTGCACTTGTAGAATATCAAAAAGTCCTAGAATTCAAAGCATTTTATTCAGAACTTATTATCAGGTGTTAATAAATGCCATTCCGGCAACCCCACCGTACCCCCACCCCCCGCTGTTGGCTGTTGGTACCATCGCGTGCCTTGCCTTAGTAATCTGCACACCCGATTACAAAATCCTAAAAGGGTTACACTAGCCAAGGGGGTGCTGCTTCTTGTTAAAACAACAAGGTACGTCAAGGATAGACTAAGTAGTACCCCCACCCCCCTCTAAAATCTGCCGGACTAAATTAAATGTCAAAATGGCAAAGTACCCCCCTTGCCTTTTTGGGTCCCCTACAACCCCCCGGGGGATATATATTGACAACTTTGTACAAGGTGGTTATCGTCGCGCACATCTGGGCCACAAACAGCTACGGAACACATGCCTATTCTCGCCACGCCTGAAGTGGGTATCCCACTTCCCTTCGATACAACACCGGAGGAAATTGACGATTTTCGTCAGAAGGCTCATGCACTTTTTGAAACGGTGCAAGATCTAATAGGTCTAGGAGCGCAGGTAGACATCACCCCCGAAGACAAGGCGGAATCTCACCGCATCTTCTCCAACAAAAAACTTCCTCCGGCAAAGCAGTTGACGCCGGGCACCATCCTGAACCTAGAAGCAATCCTGAACGAGTGGGATCAAGAAGTACTAGACGTTTCACGTCGGCTTCGTAACTACGTGACCAACAAGTTGATCGTTGAGTCTGCTGATCCTGACCCTCGCCAGCGCATGAAGGCACTGGAAAACTTAGGGCGGATTGCCGGAGTTGGGTTATTCTCTGAGCGAATTGATATAAGCATCACGCACCGCACCGTAAAAGATATTGAGACAGATCTCATGAAGACCTTGGAGCTGTATGCTGGAGGTGTTGAAGAGGTCGCGTTCGAAGAAGTGCCTAAGAGTATTGGTGATATTGACGTAGATGCTGAGTTGTCAAACGAAGAGGACCCCTCGGATGGACCCGGAACTGCTTCGTAGGGCGCAAGCTATATTGCCAACATTACCACCGGCTGTTCAACAGAAGGTAGGTACCCTAATTGCCGAAGCTAGGCGTGCCAAAGCACAAGAAGTTGCTAAGAATAACTTCATGGAGTACGTCAAGTATGTCTGGCCCAACTTCATTCATGGCAGGCACCACGAGAAAATGGCGCGAGCGTTTGAGCGGGTGGTTGAGGGAAAGACCAAACGGCTCATCATCAACATGCCACCACGGCATACGAAGTCAGAATTCGCCTCATATCTGTTGCCAAGCTGGTTTTTGGGCAAGTTTCCTTCCAAGAAGGTGATCCAGACCTCACACACCGCTGAGTTGGCGGTGGGGTTTGGTCGAAAAGTACGTAACTTAGTGGACTCTGACCGTTATAAGGACTTATTTCCAGATGTTGCGCTACAAGCAGACTCGAAAGCCGCTGGTCGTTGGGCTACAAATTACGCTGGTGATTACTTTGCTATTGGCGTCGGTGGTGCTGTTACCGGTAAAGGCGCTGATTTGCTCATCATTGACGACCCGCACAGTGAACAGGAAGCCGCTCTGGCTGAGGTAAACCCCGAGATTTACGATAAAACGTACGAGTGGTACACATCTGGCCCTCGTCAGCGTCTACAGCCGGGCGGATCTATCGTGATTGTGATGACTCGGTGGTCAAAGAAGGATTTAACGGGTCAAGTATTGAAGTCCGCAGCCCAGAGAGGTGGTGAAGACTGGGAAGTGATCGAGTTTCCGGCGTTATTTGACTCGGGAGAGCCGCTCTGGCCTCAGTTTTGGTCTAAAAAAGAGCTACAGGCGCTAAGAGCTGAACTTCCGAACGCCAAATGGATGGCTCAGTACCAGCAGAACCCGACATCTGAGACATCAGCTATCGTCAAACGGGACTGGTGGCAGATTTGGGAGGACGACACACCCCCGCACTGTGAGTTTGTCCTACAGAGTTGGGATACTGCGTTCGAGAAGAGCAACCGCTCGGACTATTCAGCCTGTACTACGTGGGGTGTTTTTTATCAGGAGGACGACGCCGGTGTTATTCAAGCTAATATCATCCTCCTCAATGCTTTCAGGGACCGTCTTGAGTTTCCTTCGCTTAAGAAGAAAGCAATCGAGCAATGCAAAGAATGGGACCCAGACTCCATCATTGTGGAGAAAAAGGCGACCGGTGCCCCACTCATCTACGAGATGAGAGCAATGGGTATTCCTGTACAGGAGTACACACCGGTAAGGGGTAACGACAAGATCAGCCGACTAAATGCGGTGTCCGACCTGTTTGCGTCAGGGCGGGTGTGGGCACCCAACACACATTGGGCTGAAGAAGTAATCGACGAAGTGGCAAGCTTCCCCGCTGGGGATCATGATGACTACGTGGACTCCGTATCGCTGGCGCTGATGCGGTTCCGCAAAGGTGGCTACATCCGGTCAGTGTTGGATGAGCCAGATGAGCTACCGGAATTCAGGCGTAAAAGGCCGTATTACTAAGGAAAGATCATGGCTATTGATAAAGCACTAAATCGCGCCCCGCTGGGGCTTGGCGATATGGACGCAGGCGTAATGGATGAGCCGCTCATAGAGATTGAGATCGAGGACCCCGAGTCAGTGACTATTGGCATGGGTGGGCTGGAGATTGAGATCGAGCCGGGTAAGAAAGAGAATGACGACTTCAACGCTAACTTGGCGGAAGAACTCAGTGAAGATGTGTTGGAGACATTAGCAGGAGATTTGCTAGGTGACTTTGACGATGACGTAGGTAGTCGTAAAGATTGGATGCAGACATACGTAGACGGCCTTGAGCTGTTGGGTATGAAGATCGAAGAACGCAGTGAGCCGTGGGAAGGAGCTTGCGGTGTTTACCATCCCCTTTTATCTGAAGCTTTGGTTAAGTTCCAATCCGAGACAATCATGGCGACATTCCCGGCGAGTGGTCCGGTTAAGACGCAGATCATTGGAAAGGAGACCACTAAGAATAAGGAAGCTGCCGAGAGAGTTCAGAATGACATGAACTACCAGCTTACCGAAGTCATGACCGAGTATCGCAGCGAGCATGAGCGCATGCTGTGGGGCTTGGGGCTATCAGGTAATGCGTTCAAGAAGGTGTACTACGACCCATCACTAGAGCGTCAAGTCTCTATCTTCGTCCCAGCAGAAGATGTGGTTGTGCCTTACGGCTCAGAGCATTTGCAAACCGCACCGCGTGTAACACATGTGATGCGTAAGACTGAGAATGAGTTAAAGAAACTCATGGTGGGCGGCTTCTACCGTGATGTTGACCTTGGTACCCCCACCAATACACTAGATGATGTAGAGAAGAAGATCGCGGAGAAGATGGGCTTCCGCGCTACAACTGACGACCGCTACAAGCTGCTTGAGATGCAGGTTGACCTAGATCTGCCGGGGTATGAGAGCGAGGATGGTGTAGCACTGCCTTACATCGTCACTATCGAGAAGGGTACCGGTACCGTCTTAGCTATTCGCCGCAACTACGAGCCGGACGACGACACTAAACAAAAGCGCACCCACTTTGTCCACTATGGCTACATCCCCGGCTTTGGCTTCTACTACTTCGGCCTGATTCATCTGATCGGGGCGTACGCCAAGAGCGGCACTTCTATCCTGCGTCAGTTGGTTGACTCGGGCACGCTGTCTAACTTGCCGGGCGGTCTCAAAACCAAAGGCATGCGCACTAAAGGAGACGATACACCTATCGCTCCGGGCGAGTTCCGTGATGTGGATGTGGCGTCGGGGACTATTCGCGACAACATTATGATGCTCCCATACAAGGAGCCGTCGCTGGTCTTGAAGCAGTTGATGGACCAGATCGTGGACGAAGGGCGTCGCTTCGCGGCTGCTGCTGACCTCAAAGTCTCTGACATGTCGGCGCAAGCCCCTGTTGGAACGACGTTGGCACTGTTGGAGCGTCAACTGAAAGTGATGTCGGCTGTTCAGGCTCGCATCCACTTTGCGATGAAGCAAGAGTTCAAGCTTCTTAAGAACATCATCGCGGCCTACGCTCCGACCGAGTACAGCTACGAGCCAGTTGAAGGTAGCCGTCGCGCACGTCAGCAAGACTACGAGATGGTGGACGTGATCCCTGTGTCAGACCCGAACGCTGCAACCATGAGCCAGAAGGTTGTGCAGTATCAAGCGGTCATGCAGATGGCACAGCAGAACCCGCAGATTTACGACATGGTTGAGCTGAACAAGCAGATGTTGGAGGTCTTGGGTATTAAAAACATCCACAAGCTTGTACCCGCTTCGGAAGATCAGAAACCAAAAGATCCCGTGTCGGAGAACATGGCAGTTCTGAACATGAAGCCGGTCAAGGCGTTCTTGTATCAGGACCATGAAGCCCATATCCGTGTACACATGGCGGCTATGCAAGATCCAAAGATCGGGCAGATCGTTGGGCAGAACCCGCAAGCAAACACCATCATGGCAGCAATGCAAGCGCATATCGCCGAGCACGTTGCGTTCGAGTATCGCAAGCAGATCGAGGAACAGTTGGGTGTACCTATCGACATTCCTAACTACGAAGAGGGGGACACCATCCCAGAAGAGATGGAGGTTGAGATCAGCCGCATGATGGCGATGGCAGCAGACAAGTTGCTACAGAAGGATCAAGCCGAGGCTGCACAACAGCAGGCACAGCAAGCTGCACAAGATCCGATTGTCCAGATGCAACAGAAAGAACTCGAACTCAAAGAGCGCGAGGTCGGTATCAAGGAGCAGAAATTACAGATCGATGCTGCTATCGATACCCAGAGATTGGAGTTGGAGCGCGAGCGTATCAATGCACAGCAGCTAGTCGCGGGCTTACAGGTAGCCGCTAAGACTACTCAGTCGCAACAAGAACTTGACTCCAAGATGGAGGCCGAAGGAGTTCGGCTTGGCTTGCAAGCAACTAAAGATCGTAGGGAAGTTGAACGCCCATAACTCTCAGACCAAAGGAGTAATCAGTGGACAAGACACTGGCAATCGTCAAAGAACGTATTAACGAGAAACAAGCCCAGCTTGCTCATGCCGTAAGCGAGGGCACAATGAAAGATTTCGCAGAGTATCGCGCAATATGCGGGGAGATTCGGGGTCTATCCATCGCAGAAGGCTTTATCTTAGACCTTGCAGACCAAATGGAGCGTCACGACGATGAGTGAAATACTAATCGCTACAGAAAGCGGTGAAGTACCACAGACTGAAGAAGAGAAAGCTAAACAACTTCCCGAGCCTGCCGGATACCACATATTGGTAGCACTACCGGAGATTGAGGATGCGTTTGATAGCGGACTTCTCAAGGCGGATCAAACCAAGCAGTTTGAAGAAGTGCTGGCAACTGTGTTCTTTGTCGTAAAGGTAGGACCGGATTGCTATAAGGACGAGAAACGGTTCCCAAGTGGGCCGTGGTGCAAAGAAGGTGACTTTGTATTAGCCCGTCCAAACAGCGGCACCCGCCTGAAGATTCACGGTAAAGAGTTCCGTCTTATCAATGACGATACGGTGGAAGCAGTTGTGCAAGATCCACGCGGCATTCGTCGCGCATAAAGGAGATAGCAATTATGGAACAACAAGAATTTCAGTTTCCCGACGAGAATGAAGAGAAGGGCAAACCCGCCGAGTCTAAGCTGAATGATATCGAATTTGAAATAGAAGACGATACTCCTGAAGAAGACCGTGGTCGGGAACCGTTGCCTAAACAGATCGTCGAGGAGCTTGATCAGGATGATCTGGAGGACTATTCCGAAAAGGTAAAAGTCCGTCTGAAGCAGATGAAGAAGGTGTACCACGACGAGCGCCGGGAGAAGGAACAAGCCCTGCGAGAGCGTCATGCTGCGGAAGACTTAGCAAAAAGAATACTTGAAGAAAACCGTAGCCTCAAAGGTAGGCTTTCTGAGGGGGAGAAGACTTATCTCCAGACTTATCAGTCAGCAGTTGAGTTGGAGGTAGATGCGGCTAAGAAGGCTTACAGAGAAGCCTACGATGCCGGGGACACGGATAAGTTGCTAGATGCGCAAGAAAAACTTAATTTTGCCCAAATTAAGTTGCAAAAGGCAAAAGATTACGTGCCCTCTTTACAATATGATCCAGATGAGGTACAAAGTAGTCCAGAAGTCCCAGTGGCTCGTCCTGACCCAAGGGCAGTTGCGTGGCAAGAGCGCAATACTTGGTTCGGTCAAGACGAGGAGATGACTAGTCTTGCACTTGGGCTACACCAAAAGCTAGTCAAACAGTACGGTAATCAGTACACGTCCACCGACGAATACTGGCAGAAGATTGACGGAACCATGCGTCAACGCTTCCCGGACTACTTCCAAGATTCTACGCAGCAGGAATCTAAACCTGTCTCGCGCACAGAAAAACCGTCCACGGTCGTGGCTCCTGCGACCCGTAGCACGTCCTCCAAAAAGATAGTGCTAAAGAGATCGCAGTTGGACACTATTAAGCGTCTTGGTATTACCCCTGAGCAATACGCCCGTGAACTAATGAAAATGGAGGCCAACAATGGCTGAAAACAGACTTGCCCGTGAACTTGAAACCCGTGCCGTGCAGGAGCGCCCCAAGCAGTGGGCTCCACCTGAGCTTCTCCCTGAACCAGATAAGCAACCCGGCTTCGCGTACAGATGGATTCGCGTTTCGACCTTGAACAATGCTGACCCACGAAACATTTCCGCCAAAATCCGGGAAGGTTGGGAGCCTGTAAAGATCGAGGAGCAACCAAAATTTCAACTGCTAATCGACCCGAATAGTCGCTTTAAGGACAACATCGAGGTCGGTGGGTTGTTACTCTGCAAGACTCCGCAGGAGCTGGTAGACCAACGTAATGGCTACTACCAGAAACAGTCCGAAGGACAAATGGATTCTGTAGATAACAGCCTGATGCGCCAGAACGATCCAAGGATGCCGCTGTTTAATGAGCGGAAATCTTCAAGCTCGTTCGGGAAGGGAAGTTAATCTAAACTTTTTGGAGCTAAACATGGCTTTTCCGACTGTATCGGCCCCTTACGGGCTAAAGCCGATCAATTTGATCGGTGGTCAGGTGTTCGCGGGTCAGACTCGTGAACTACCGATTGCCAGCAATACTGCTGGTGCTATTAACAACGGCGACATCGTTCGTCTATCGTCTGGCTTCATCGTCAAAGAGACTGGCACTACGACTGTCTCGGCAACCGGTGTTGTTGGCGTGTTTGTTGGTTGCAGCTATACCAATCCATCGACAGGTCAAATTCTGTTCGCTAACTCGTACCCCGGTTCGGTTGTTGCTTCGGACATCGTGGCTTACGTTGTTGACGATCCAGATGCGTTGTTTAAAGTCGCTGTGACTGGCGGTGCAACTTCGACCACCATCACCCCGATTGATAACACCATTTTGGGTAACAACTTGGCTATTTCGCAGCCTGCGGCGAACACCACTATTTCGGGTAACTCGAATATCGGTGCTTTCGATTCTGGCTCGAATACAGCGTTTACGCTGCCATTGCGTGTCGTTGGTCTGGTTGAAGAGACTGTCGATGCAAGCGGTAACTACAGTGAAGTTATCGTTAAGTGGAACATGCCGTATATCACTCTGACGGAAGGTACTCCTAACGTCGTGGCGTATAACGGCGGTCATTCGTATTACAACCCGACCGGCACTGCCAACGTATAAGGGAGCTAAATCATGGCTATTTCACGCGCACAACTATTGAAAGAGCTGCTCCCCGGCTTGAACGCATTGTTCGGTCTGGAGTACGCTCGCTACGGCGAAGAGCACAAGGAAATCTACGAAACCGAGACTTCCGAGCGTTCGTTCGAAGAAGAAACCAAGCTGTCTGGCTTCAGTGCCGCACCGGTTAAGAACGAAGGTTCTGCAATCGCGTACGACAACGGTCAGGAAGCTTGGACTGCTCGATACAACCACGAAACCATCGCACTGGGTTTCTCGCTGACCGAAGAGGCCATCGAAGATAACCTGTATGACAGCCTGTCGGCTCGTTATACCAAGGCGCTGGCTCGTGCTATGGCTTACACCAAGCAGGTCAAATCAGCGGCTGTCCTGAACAACGGCTTCACCAACTCCGCTCAGTACTACGGCGGCGACGGCGTGCCTCTGTTCTCAGCTTCGCACCCGCTGGTTGGTGGCGGCGTTAACTCGAACATCCCTTCGACACCTGCCGACTTGAACGAAACCTCGTTGGAAAACGCTGTGATTCAGATCGCAGCATGGACTGACGAACGCGGCCTGCTGATCGCAGCTAAGCCACGTAAGCTGGTCGTTCCTCCTTCTCTCCAGTTCGTTGCTACTCGTCTGTTGGAAACCGAACTCCGCGTCGGTACCGCTGATAACGACATCAACGCTCTGAAGAACAACGGCTCGATTCCAGAGGGCTACACGATCAACCACTTCTTGACCGATAACAACGCATGGTTCCTGACCACTGACGTTCCAAACGGCATGAAGCACTTTGTTCGTACGCCGCTGTCTCAGTCAATGGACGGGGATTTCGACACTGGCAACGTCCGTTACAAGGCTCGTGAGCGTTACTCGTTCGGCTGGTCGGACCCTCTGGGCATGTTCGGCTCGCAAGGCGCGTAATAGAAAGGGGGGCTTTACGGCCCCCTTTTTGTAGTATATAAAGGCAGTAATACCGGGTATACCGGTGCGTTAGACAGTCCCGGCTGACTTCATGCAGACTAACGTACCTAACCGCATGAGGGAAAATTCAAATGGCACGTACTACTTTTTCTGGCCCAGTTCGGGCCGGTTATCAGGGCGGCGACGCAAGCTCACAACAGCCCCTGACCCCCGTTACCATTAACTCTGGCAACGTAATTCCCGTTAACGAGGGAACCGCAGCCTCTGGTTTTTACACCCGTGTGATGCCGACCGTTGGGTTTGGCTCAAGCGACTATCAGAATCCCGGTGAAGCACTTGCTGTGTTTGGTCGGGTTCAGACCGGTGCACCTTTTGCAACCCTTCCCACTACCACCCATAACTATATGGCTGGTGTGGCAGGTGAATTTGCTGTCATTGGCTCTTACGCCAATACTGCTCTGATGGCTGGTGTGATTGGAATCATCAACACCAATACCCTGTCTGGCGATGCCGCTGTGATGGCGTTCATGGATGGCGATGCTGGCGTGACGACTTGCCGTTCAGCCTTCGGTGTTGCTATGGCTCAAACCACAGGTGGTTCCGGTTTTGAATACGGTCTTGACCTGAAGATGCAAGACCCCGTTGCTGATGGTGGCGGTCCTTCGGGCGTTATTCCTTACACCAAAGCCAACATCCGCATGGAAGATGATGTTGTGGTTATGGTTGCTACGGGCGCTCCTGTTGACGGTACAACGGGTGATAACTTTGCTGGTCCCGGCTCGATGTACATTGACAGCACCGGCGCAAACCTTTA